ATGCTCGCGAAGCCTGTGAAGGCCAGCGTCTACGGATTCGACAAAGACAAGAAGCTGGTGGGGCCCTCGACCGTGGTCCTGCCGGCTGGTTGGTACGCACTACCGAAGAACTGATATGGCCCAGCAAATCATCAACATCGGAGCAATCGCCAACGACAACACCGGGGACACCCTCCGCGGCGCCGGGCAGAAGCTGAACGACAACTTCACTGAGATCTACGGCGCCCTGCCTCTGACAGCCCCGACCACCTGGGTGCCCACGCTGACCGATTCCGGCGGTGGCCGCACCTTTGCGATCACGGTCAACACCGCGCGGCACACCTCCATCGGATTCGTTGCCACCTTCACGGCCGACATCACCGTGAACTCGGTGAGCGGATCCGCCACCGGAGACCTCCGCATCAGTCTGCCTGATCCTGTATCCTACGACGCTGCCCTGGCCATCTGGCTGGACAACGCCACCACCCAGGCGAAGACCGCGGTGATCGGCAAGGCTGTGGGTGGCACGTCCTACGCAGCGCTGTATCACTACGACAACGGCGACTCGACCAGCCTGGCCGGGCAACTGCAGGCAACTAGCCGCATCGTAATCTCCGGCACCTACTTCACAGCCTAATGACCATCATCGGCTCCAGTCTCCAGCAGGGCATGACGGTGCTCCAGCAGATGCTGGGGGCGCCGATGTTCATCTGGGAAGGCAGCTCGATCCGGTGCATCCCGGCCATGGTCACCGATGCCAACACCCCGGTGCCCGGTGGCTTCCAGGACAACGTGGCATCCCGGATCCTGGTCAAATTCTCCGACTGGAAGACCTGGGACAGCACCCTGGTCACGATGGACACCACGCTCTACACCCTCGACCAGGGCACCGAGTTCTCCCGGCTGCTCAAGGAGGACGGCTACTATCTGCTCCAGGAGAACACCGACCGCATCGCCTTGACCTTCTGTAAGCCCAGGCCGGTGGTCGGCCGGACCCTGGTCTACCAGGGCCGCACCCTGCGGATCCTGTCCTGCCGGGTCGATGCCTCCGGCGCCTACTACAACCTCGAACTAGGAGCTAAGACCCGGTGAGGCCTGTTGTTAACATGACGGTCGACAGCAGCAAGTTCGACGCTGCAATGAAGGCCTACCTGCTGCAAACCAGCCGGGACCTCCACAAGGCAGTTAACTCCCGGTTCTTCTACCTGATGGTCCGGCTGTTTGTCCTGGTGCCGCCTAAGAGCCCAGGCCAAGAACGGCGCCGGATCTCCGACTACCTCGGCACGCCGCTGGGAAACATCAATCGGAAGTCCAAGAAGACCGGCAAACGCATAGGAACCTCAAGAATACTGAGACGAGTTCATCTAATTGCCCAAGCAAAGGCCGCAAAAAACCCGACCCAGAACCTAAACGGAGGGCATGGTCTTTATGGCAAACGCATGAAAGCGGCAGCCTCGGCGCTGATGAAGAAAGCAATCGGATCAGTGGGTTACCTTAGGTCGGCCGTGGTAAAATCAATCAGGATTTACAACCGAGGATTCACTCAGTTTCAGAGTCCAAAATGGAAGCCTCTGTCGAAGCCTGCAGGCTACAAGAAGCCTAAGAAGACCAACGCTGCCTTGGTCTCATTGGCCAACCAATACGGCCTGCCCGAGGAGAATGTGGCCATACACAAGGGCACTGTTGCCCATGGTTTACAGGCAGTTCCTGGATGGAATCCGCACGCATTCGTTTCCATGAGAACAGGCATCTCAGACAACCAATACAACCGGGTATCTGAAATCTACAACACCGCCATGCAGCGAGCCATGGACGACGAGACAGCAGAGTTGATCAACCACATGACCGAGGCCCTTTTGGAAAAAGGCAAGGTGCTCGAAGATAACGGGATCTCCATCAAATGAACGCCGTCGCCCTAAGAGCAGAGAAGGCCGTGTCCGACTACCTGGCAGCCGCCGATTGGTCGGCCTCCGGAGCTGGCACACCCACCTGCCTGACTTCCTACAGCCGCGGCCTGTACGACGACCCGGACGAGCAGGATGTGATGCCCAACTTCCCGAGGCTCGTGGTCTCGACCAACTCCGCGCGGCCGGTCCAACGCACCGACCTGACCTGTGAGCTGGAGATCGCTGTCGAGCTGCAACTCTCGGCGGACGACACCGACGAGGCCGATGTCCTGACCACCGTCCAGGTGCTCGACAATCGTATCCTGCCGCTCTTTGACGACGCCGGGGCCTCTGCCCTGGATGCGCCATCAAACGACGCCAGCGGCCCGTTTACGGCGCAGTTTGCCGCCCCTCTGGACTTTGGGGCAGCCTCAATCTCTAATCGGTCCAGGACGTTCACCCGGACCTTCACCCTTTACTGCAGCGCAACCATCTAACCCCAGACACCTATGGCTAATTCACAAGGACTTGCATACCAGTTTGGCTCACCGGCCTCGGTGACCATGTTGGACACCGACAACTCGACCCCCATATTCACCGCGTTAGCTTCAATCGAAAGCTACGACGTCACACACGAGGCCGACACCGAAGAGGTGCGGAATAGTGCCGGCGAGGTGGTCGGTCACATCGGCTACAACGAGCGGATCACGCTCAACCTGAACCTGATTCCATCTGGAGCCAATGCGGCCGCTGCTCTGGCCTTCTGCTCATTGGCTCCGGTCAATGGCACGGTTTCAATCACCGGCGCCCCGGTCATTAAAATGATGGGTGTTGCCGACGTGTTGAACACCGGCCGGTTCATCTACGCCGGCGGCGGTTCGGTCAAGATGACCCAGACCGGCAAGGCTATGGTCTCGATCACGGTCAAGAAATACAAGAATCTGACCACCGGCGCCGCCATTGCCCTGAACGTGTGACCAGCCTCGCCGACATCCTGACCGCTACGTCGAAGCCCTGTCCGATTGTGATGGGGCTGCGGCTGGTGCCGTTTACTGTCGGCCACGCCATCCTGTTGCATCGTTTAGGATCTCCATTCGTTACGGGAGGCAAGGCTAGTGCTAACGATCTCGTCGAGGCTGTTATCGTGTGCAGCCAATCTGCCCAGGAGTCCGTCAAGGCTATGGCCTCGGTGTTCCGATGGGTGCCTCTCAGAATAATGCGCCACAAGGTCAGCCAGGCCGATCTGGTGAAGGAGTGCCAGGTAGTCAACGAGTGGATCGGAGACAAGTCCGATTGCCCAGAGGTTCTCAGGCAGCCTGGTGCAGGATGTAGGGAGGCAGCCATGCCTTGGCCCGAAAGGCTGTTGGTTGGACTGATCGACATTGGATTCACCGAGCAGACGGTGCTAAATATGCCGGTGACCGATGCCGAAAGGTTGTTCCTGACCAATGCCGAAATGCATGGCAACGTCGAACTATGGAACGACAAGAACGACGCCCTCTGGCGTATGGGTCAACAACAGACGGTAAGGAACTGATCAATGGCTATTTTCGCACTCATCGCCAAGCTGGGCCTAGACGGAAGCGCCTTCGAAAACGGCCTTAAAAAGGCTTCAAGCACTACCGACAAGTTCCGATCATCAGTAGGATCTCAACTTGGGGCAGCGCTGTCTGTTGCTGCTATCGGCGCCTTTACCAAGAAGGTGATTGATACAGTCGACGCTATCGGTGATCTATCCGAGCAACTCAACATCAGCACCGACGACGTGCAGCGCCTCCAGGTGCTGGCAGGCCAGACAGGCGTCTCGTTTGAGGCTATGGCCAAGTCGATCACCGCGGTCAGCCAAGAGCGCCTGAAGGCTATTGAGGAGGGAGGCAAAGCCCGGGCATACTTTAAGGCACTCGGCCTTTCAGTCGCTGAACTAAACGACGCGAGCCTATCAAACATTGATCTTATTTCCAGAATGGGCCAAGCGCACAAGGACGCAGGAAGCAGCGCCCAGACTCAGGCCGCTATGATCGCCATCCTCGGAGAGAAGGCCTTCAAGGCTGCCGGTGCTATTTCCAAGATCAAAGAGATCGGGCCAATCGACCTTGTTTCTAAAGAACAAATTGATCAGGTTGGCAAATTAGCTGATCGCATGGATGAAATTGAAAGACAAGTTACTGTCGCCGCAGTTCCTGCTATCAACTTCTTTGGAAACGCAGTTGAGAAGGCTGCTAAAGAACTCATACTGTATCAAAATCTATTCAGCAGTGTTTTCAAAAAGTTTGGAGAAGAGGTAGATATTTACAAAACAGGCTTTCGCGGAACACTCGATTCATCTCCAAATGTTAGTAAAACCTTAGACTCATTATCAATACCACGCGGAACCATTGGGACTATAGATAGTAAAGTTAAACGCGAAACCTCAATGTTCTCAACACCAGCGCCTCCCGGCTGGGTTAATACCATGGTCGGTGAAATTAAGATCATGACCAACGAGACCAGGGCGGTTCGAGTAAACACCGGCAGAACAGCTCAAGCTGTGCAGGAATAACATGGCAACAATTCAAGGGCTACCAATTCCGTATCCTGTAGCAACTGACTACATTGAGGTCAGCCGCGCCTACGACAACAACGGCAACGGCCGGGTGGTTCAACTGGTTTTCCGGGGCGACAAAGACACCCTCCGGATCGCCTCGGCTCAATGGGTGGCCCTTGGCGCCAAATACAGCATCCGTGAGGACGGCCCCTATTCCGAGGCCACCGTCACCATTGGCGGCACCTCATTCGACCCAGGTGTTCCGATTCAAGATCAGACCGCCCCGCAGGTGGGTGAGATCGCCGACATCCGGTACGAGTTCCGCACCGATTACCTCGATGTGTCGGTGTTCGCTTTGCCTGCTGTCGACAAGGAGGCTAATTCGACAGGCAACCCGAACCTTTACAAGACGGTGATTGAGACAGCCGCCAGAAACGGTGAGCTGCTTTCCCAGAGTGAGACTAACCTAGGGAATGCATCGACTTTCCCGATGGCAAACAAAGTCTGGCAGATGCTTTACCGCGGCCAGGACACATTCCCGACAGCCCGGGTCAGTCTGACCAGGATCGCAACCTTCAGCGGCAACCTGGGGCTCCCTCAAGTTCCCAACGGCATCCCTCCCGTCTACACACGGGAATCGTTCGCCACAGCCTGGAATCTTCCGTTCTCGGTGGTCTCGATGCTTCCTCCAACACCTATCGACCAAACTACCGGACAGGTCTTGGCGCCGTTTGGAACGGTTTGGGGCTGGAAGCAGACAAACTATTCGACCAGCCTGATCACCAAGACCAACCAGGTCGAACAGGTGATCGCTTGGACTTTTGCGCCCTACGACACATTGGTCTATCCATTCATCTAACCTTAACTGACACACCTCTATGGCAGACGAAATCCAAATGACCGCCCGGCTGTATGCTTCCAAGAACGGAGCCTACCTGCCGTCAGTAACTTACACCAAGAGTGCCACCATGGTCGGAACCGACATGGGCTCTCAGACTCAGGTGATCGGCCTGACCGTCGAGGCTCTCGACGTGCCGGTCGATGTCACCAGCCCCTACAAGTTACTGATCAGCAACCTGGATAATACCAACTACGTCGAGCTGGGTTTTGTCTCCGGCACCTACACAATGCGGATCCCGGCTGGTGAGACCTTGTTGATCCCCTACGTCAGCGCCACCTTGTACCTCCTGGCCAACACCTCCGCGGTGACCATCCAGGCAACCTTCTGCGAGATTTAACCGACCAACCCTATGGCAAACGAAGTCGAGATGTCGGCGCGGCTGTACGCCAGCAAGGGCGGCGCCGTTATCAATTCGCAGTCTTACACCACGGTGGCGAACATGACCGGCACCGATATGGGTCAGCAGACGCAGGTGGTCGGCACTACCGACGAGGCCTTGGATCTGACTGCCGACCTGGCCACACCCTACCGTCTGCTGATTGTGAACCTGGATCTGGTCAACCCGGTCTCCATCGGGCCTTCCTCGCCGTACTCGTTCCAAATCCCGGCCGGCCAGTTCATGCTGATCCCCTGGGTCGATGCGACGATGTACGTCAAAGCCTCAAACAGCCCGGTTAAGATCTTCGCCCAGTTCTGCGAGCTGTAAACCATGCCTTTACAACTGCCATCCAAGCTGTCGGAGCGCGGCCTGAAGGCAGACCATGCCCGGGCCATAAATCAACTGATCGAGGCCGTGCGCCGGGTCCAGCTTGTCGCCGGGCCTGGCCAACGGGTCGAGCAGAATGCCAATGGCACGACGCTGAAGACCGCGGTGGGCTCAACCACGGTGCAGACGGCTAAAGAGTCCTGGTTCTACTGATCATGCCATACGCCACTGGCAGGCTCGACAAGATGTTCACGGCCTACAACCTGAACAACCTCTACAGCCGATTCGATAAGAAGTGCCAGGCAGCGCTGAACGGCATGGGGCCGCTGTGGGCGAGTTCCCGGTTCTCGCCCTTTGCCCAATGGTCGGCGCCATTCCCGTATGGCGTCTGGTATGTCTACCGGAACGACCCGGAGACCGCCCTTAGGCTTAAGGACGACGGCGCCGTACCCAGCCCGAGCATCCCGGGCATCGGCACCTACCGGGACGAGCACAACCAAGTGGCCGCCCGGATCGAGCTGTCGAAGCTGGAGAACAAGCACCTCGATGTGGCCGGCGGCCAGGTCTACGTCGATCATCACAGCACCACGGGAGATCCGTTTACCTGCGATGTGGGTAAGATCCACTACAGCTACGAGCTGTTACGCCGTGAGGTGGCTGGCATCGAGTACGACGTGCACCTCGGCTGGGATCCACAGGCCGGCTCAGGCCTGACGTCCTATGTGCGCGGCAGCCTCGGGCCTTCCGACCCAACACTGCCCCCTGGGCGGATCCACAAGCACAGGCTGGCGGTGGCCGAGATCGCCATCGAGGGCCTGACCGACTTCCGGATCCTGAACACATACCAGCGCTACGACTGCTGGCGGGTCCACAACTGCGGCACCTCGACCGTGCAGGTGCTGCTGCAGTTGCCCGATGGCAGCGCCGACAGGCAGTTCGTTGGTCCTGGAGCCGTCAGGGCCTTCCGACGCCGCCAAGATGGCACCTGGGCCACGCGTTGGCCTAACGGTGGCTTCTGTTATCAGTTCTTCCCGTTCTTTTCGGGGGACGTACCCTTCTTTGCCGAGGGACCGCCGAGCTGGCAGGGCGCCAACACATCAGACTTCCTGGCTTTGGAACGGTCGGCCCAGGCCAACAACGTGGCCAACCCGTTCATCATGTTCGACTGGATGCACACCATGGATGCTCAGATCGACCCGGATGTGCACCACGACATCCGGCAGGTTTATCCCGGCACCTATGCCGACCCAGGGGACTTCCGGCAGCAACTCGGCGACCTGGTGTTCACCTGGGGACGTGCCCGGGTGCGGTATTATTTCGGATCCAGCGGTGAGATCTCCGAGGAACGACTGGTCAACTTCCCGAATGTTGGAAGCCTGGTGCAGCGCCTGGAAGGCCTTGGAATCACCGTGGTGCAGAATGCCACCAGCATCGAGCTAACCAGCGACCGCGGTCTGATCGAAATCAGCCCGGTCGACTGCAACATCTTCTGCGATTCAACGGCGCCCAGGTGGCAGATCAGCACCACACCGCTCACCATCTCGACGGTTTATCCTCAGGGATCATTCTGGTCTGCCGGTAACGAGGCAACGATCTTCGACAAGGCTATCGACATCCGGCGCCGGCTGGCTGTTGAGCAAGGTTTCCTCAACAATTACGACGACGTCCACGACATCACTGAGGACCGAGTCGGCCTGCTTAGGTTGACCCCGCAGGGCCTTGCGTGCAGCGTTGGAAGTCCGACAGGAATTGACGCGAATCTCCTTATTGATTACGAGGTCTATGCTGGCTCTGTAGGATTCGACGCTCTCTATGTAAAGAGCCGTGAACCTGGCTTTGGTGTTGGTGCTTGGCAGAACTTTTATTTCTCCTCAGGAGACAACACAGTGCTGATCGGGCCTTCCCGTGTCAACAATGTCAGCGGCCAATGGTTCTACCTGTTCCCGACCAAGATCGGCAACAATGTGGCGACCTCCAGCCTGTTTTACCAAGGCTCGATCAACGCTGCCTTCATCCCACCAGGAGGCCCTTGGGGATTCTCCTCTGGCAACTACGACAATGAGCTTATGAGAGCCCAGTTCGGTGACCCTAACCAGCTTGCGACCGCTGGATTCGAGGCCGACTTCTGGGTAAACAAATGGGGCGGCCCCAACGGCGTCGATGCCTCGGTGCGGATCCCAGGCAGCCCAAACAAGACACCGAAGTTCGCACAAGGCCCGACTGGTCTATTCCAGGCAGGGATCGACGACATCTTCAAAGATCGAGAGGGATCTCGTTTTGCATCGACGGTGCCGCTGCAGACCTCGAACACGGTGGCCACCTACCAGGACAGGCTAACCTCGATCAAGTTCGACAATGGAGGACACATCGACGATGTGTTCAATATTCCCTACCGGCCCCTGCTGACCCTGAACAGCGGCCCCGGCAGCGGCCCATTCTTCCACAAGATCCCCAAGAGCGCCTGGCTCTGGAACCTGCTGCAATGGCGAGTGGATTCCTGGACCCGTTCCTACTGTCTGTGCACAATGGACAAGGCCCCGGGGCTTCCTGCCTTCTTTGGCACCGGTTACGAGCCCGACTTCGATGAAGACGCCTGGTATCTCGACCAGGCCGGCTACGATCTCCTGACCGGCTACGGCGTCCAATGCTTCCAAGGCCAGGACAGTTTCGGCACCGACTACTGGTTCGTCCCACCTCAAAACCTGCAGACCTGGTGCCGGCGGTTCGGCTTCACCTCTGGCAACTGGCAGACCGAGAACGGCCAGCCGACTGAGTTTCCTGCGGTGCTGGCCACCCGTGTGAAGCCATACCGCTCCTACTCGGAACGAGAGACCCAGGTGATCGCCAGTTACTTCGACGCCACCACCAACGACCAGAAGTACCTGACCCTCAGTCTGGTGGATCTGAAGGGAATTTGACCCCTGTTTGACCCCTGCAAACATTGGGTTTTCTTCAAAATCTACAGAAAAACAGTTTTCTCTGTAGACGGTAGAAAAAGTGTCAGGCATCTTGACTCCAGTCGGTCGCAGCAAACACAGCAAAACAAAGCAATACCATGAGATACGAAACACTTCAGGAAAAGGAGCACTACGAGTTCGAGGCTGGAGCTGCCAGCGAGTTCCAGAACTGCTTCACCGAGGCACAGCAGGTTGCCTTTGAGCTAGGCGCCAAAGAAAGCATCGCAATCAACAAGGCCAAGGCGCTTGGTCTGTTTGTGGTTGTCTTGGAGATCCCGTACTTCTGCCGTTCGACCGACGCTTTGGTCGGTTGCTATAATACATTCGTTTGCGCATTCCCGAGCCGTGAGGCTGCCGAGGCAAAGATCCAGAAGCTCTACAGCAAGCTCTCGGCATACGATTCTGGCGACTACAACTACAGCGTGATCCAACCTGCATGATTTACGCCCGGGTGGGGCGAATACCACCCAACCAGGGGCGCGACTGGCCAACGCGCAATCAAAGCAACCCACAGCAATCCATAGCAATGAACCTGAACAGTTTAATCTCAGCCTTGATGATCGTAGAAAGCGGAAACAACGACCAAGCCATTGGTGACCAAGGCCGAGCCATTGGCTGCCTCCAGATCCACAAGGCCGTGGTGCTCGACGTGAACAAGTTCACCGGGTCGGACTACCGGCACCAGGACATGACCAACCGGGCGCAGGCCCGGGCGGTGTGCGAGGCCTACCTGCGGCACTACGGCCGCGGCAAGACCACCGAGCAGCAGGCCCGGATCTGGAATGGCGGTCCCACCGGGGACCGGAAGCAGGCGACGGTGGCTTACTGGCGCCGCGTGCAGAAGGCGATCAAATGATTTTACGAGGCCCGACCAGCAGAGGCCCGGCGAGTCCAGGCGCGTCGAGGCCGGGAGAGGCTACACGTCACCCAGTACGGTAACTGGGACAATTTTTCGGGGCGGGGCCGTGCCCGGTATGGCAAGGCGGGTCCGGGCCGGGCCTGGACGGGCAAGGCTAAACGCCTGCCGGTGGGCGGTATCACCGGACACTTTCGTCAATAACAACCAAGGCAACCAAAGCAAAACAACATGAAGCAAATCAAAGTCAAACTCACCGGGCTGCGGCCTCTTATCATGCACAACGGTCTGATGGCAGATCCGACCAACCCATACACGGTGGCGATCAAGAAGATCACCGCCAAGGGATCCAAGAAGATGACCATTCACGACCACCAGGAGCGCGACCGTCTCGAATGGGAGGCCGGCCTGTACTGGTCCGAGGCCGAGGGCGGTATGGTCATGCCTTCCGACAACATCGAGCGCTGCATCCAGGAGGGCGCCAAGAAAAGTCGACTGGGCAAGGACTTTGCCGCCGCGGTGTTTGTCTCCGAGCCCGAGGTGGTTATTCACCATCGGAAGATCGGCCAGAGCAAGGAGCAGATCTACGCGGACCCGGCATACACCATCCGGAAGGGCGTCAAGGTGCAGTTGGCCCGGATCATTCGGATCCGGCCCCTGGTGCCCACCGGCTGGTGGCTGACGTGCACCATCGAGTTCGACGAGAGCATCGTGAACCAGGCTCAGGTGATCGACTCCACACGGGAGGCCGGCGCCATAATCGGCCTAGGCGATTGGCGGCCTAAGTTCGGCCGGTTCACCGTCGAGGTTGTTTGATTTTTCTCGTGGCCCGGCTGGGCTGGGCAAGGCGGGGCAAAGCAAAGCAAGGCAACACGCGACCCGGCGCGGTATCCGGGACAATTTTTCGTGGATGGGTCGGGCACGGCGGGGCGAGGCCGGGTGAGGCACGGTCCGGTTTGGACAGGCTTGGAGTGGACGGGTGCGGCAATGCAACAACGCTTTCCGGTGTGCGGTAACACCGGGCAACTTTCAGCAAATGGAAACACAAGACATGATCAACGAAGAAGAAGTCCGGCGCCTTCCGCTCTGGAAGGACTGGATCGACCGCAACGAGCA